ATTTTTAGTTACGTTTGAAGGATATATTTTAAGTGATCAAGGAAAGCCCATAACTGAAAGAGGATTTATTTATGGAACTTCTGAAGAATCACTGGGTGGTTCTGTAATTAGTGACGATGATTCTACTTTATTTACAGCAACAATAGAAGTAGCGGCAGGAACATATTACTATAAAGCTTACGCAGTCAATGAATTAGGTACATCTTATGGAGAATTAAAATCAGTGGTAGTTAGTTAAATATGGCATACTCAGGTGTAGGATCTGGAACAATTAGTGACCCTTATCAAGTTACTAATCATAAGCAATTAGCTGAAATGGGCACATCGGCGTATTCGGCGTCAGATTATTTTCTTTTGATGAATGATATTGAAATGGGTTCTTCACGAGTTGATTCGAGTTTGTTTGAGCTTTATATATACGCAAATTTGGACGGAAGCTCTTATAAATTAACATTTCCAGGAGATAGAACAAATATACATGCAATTCCTCAAATAAATCTTTATAGATCGAATGTTACTGTTAAAAATATTCAAATAAATTTTACAGACGTAAATGATTCAGCAGGATTAATTATGCCACAGGGAACATTTTCAAACATAACGTTTGATAATTGCCGATTTATTATAAATTCTTATTTTCAAAACATATCTGAAACTAACACAACAATTAATTATTTTTTATATGGAGAATGTCCTAGTACTTGGACTATGCGTAATTTATACATAGAAGGCCCGTTTCGATATATTTTTCAATCTGTGAGAGGATCCTTAGAAAATATTGCAGTGGTTAATACTCGAAAACAAAATTTCATAAACACAGGATTCTTTTGTTCAAACTTTACAGGAACAGATACATATATGAAAAATATATCTATTAAATTCCCATACTTAGAATTGTATCAAGGAGGCGTGTTAGCATATAATATATCTGGTACTCGAAATACTATAGAACAATGTTACATAACAGGTAAATTAGCAGGAAATGAATGTGGTGTAATTTCATATTTAACAACACCTACAACAGTTATAAAAAATTGTTATTTTAATGGGGCTCTTGTAGATTATGCCGAGGCTTTTAACACAAACGGCATAAATTTTACAAGAGACGGTGATCCGAGTTTAATTAATAATTACGCATATATACATTCAATAGAAAAAGCTCTTTATCACGAATATGATACTTCTGAATATTTTGATGATCTGGGTTTTACTGATTGGCACATACCTTCTAAAGATGAATTTAATTTATGCATTACAAAGGCTGGAGTACCTCTTGGAACTAGAAAATATCAGGGCGCAACACAATTCGGCTGGATTACTAGTTCTGAATCAAGCTCAACAAATATTTGGACATATAATTACAATGGTTTTCAATCGTATCCAAAAATACCCGCGGCAAATACATATTATCAACTTTTTCCTGTTAGGAACTTTTCTTATACAACCTTAAATGATGAACCGAGTGTGGGTAAGCCTTATTTAGGTGGTTATTGTATATATGTTGATACTTCGACTAAAACAGGTATAATGACTGGCGCAGGGTGGGTTTGTAATGGCGCCAAGTTATTTAATTTTGGATCATCTGGCTCGTGGTTAAATACAAGCACAGGAATAGGAACTGGCCAAACAAACACGGCGCTAATGGCTGCAGCCAGAACATCAGCTCAAGGAGCCACACAATGGAATGGAGATTATGTATATCCTACGAAACCATCGTATTCCTTTTACCCACTTGCTCCATACGTAACAGCTAATCACACACATAACTACTGTACTGTTTTATCAAAAGAAACAAACCAAACTATAAACAGTTGGGCAGGTCAAGAATACATGACAGATGCGTCTTTAAGAGATGTAAGTACTTATGTGAGTTGGGATTTTACAAATACATGGAAACAGGAGGCCTCGGGATGTTTACCTACACTAAAAGACCCATCAGTTAATCAAGATAAATATGTGGGCATTTATTCAATTATTGATACGAGTTTAAAAAATATTGAAATAGTATTAAATAAGTATGCGGATGTAAGTATATTTCCAGATTCTTCAGTAGGTTTAATAGTCGAAATATACAATGGCGCAGAAATTTATGATGCTAGTGGATATATCCACAATATCACATTATCTGATGTATCGGATTTTCACTTAGTAATTAAACCTTATCACTCCGGAGCTGATAAAATTGTTCCTTATTATAGAGATTATTTCTTTTATCCTTATGCTAAATTTGTTGTCGATTCTAATTATTGGTGGCGTCCAAATGCATCAGCAATTACGCTAAACGCCGCAACAGTTGGTACAGATGTAAAAACTGTTCACGGCTGCGTTCTAATCGGTAATTATATTTATGGGTGTTCAAGACAAGATCCTAAAATTATTAGAATAAACAAAGATAATTATGCAGATACAAGTGTTGTAACTATTTCTGGTTCTGGTTGGGTAGGTGGAATGGATCAAATTGTTTATTGCAATGGATATATTTGGGGAATTAGAGGATCTCTTCTCGTTAGATTAGACCCAAGTACTATGGCGTATAAAACTGCGGTTCTTGGAAATATTACTATGCATGGCTCAGAGCCAATATTAGCTTCTCACGATCGATATATATATGAACCAGGCGTACAATATATTAACAAGTATGATACAAATTATTTTTTAGGAACAGATATATCAACAAATTGTCCAGACGCATGCATCGGTAACGCTCTTATTGGAACATATGATTCATATACTCAAGGACAATATTTATTATATGATGCATCTTATCCGTTGTATATAGGAAGCGCAAAAGGAGCATGCCACTCAGCAATTCAAGATGGTGATTACCTGTATATCGCGTATACAACAGCTTATGGAACATTTGGCGATACTTTAGGAGGATTTAACGCATCTACGGGTCTTAGCGTGCATGAAGTTCATAAAATCGATACGACGAATATGTCGGCGGTATCATATGCAAATATTCCAAAATGTACTGATGATATGGATCAAGATTTAGAGTACTTGTATTTAGGATGTGAAATACAAACAATAGCTAATCCTTCTACTTTAGGATACGGGTGTTCCATTGTGGCTGTAAGAAAAACAGATATGAAAGTATTTATGCTTTCAAGAACAGAAGGTCCTCGAGATATTCCTCCAACGCAACAATCGTATGGCGTATTTAAAAGAGGAAATTTGATAATTGATTTACGTACATCAGGAGGAATTCCTATAATAAACGCATCAGAACCAAGTGTATGGTCTTTAAATACTCCTGTGGGTAAATACGTGCAAGATTACATATATCCTCAAATGGGAGCATCAAACGATCTTGTAATAGACTATAGTACGTATTTTCATACATTTGTATGGGTAGTTTCTGGGGGAGCACCGTATCCGTCAAAGCTTTACAAATGCTTATATCCTTCTCGAAATATATTTACTGCTAAACCTCTTGTTATGTCACTTGGAGCTGATGTATCAGCTTCTTAAAATAATAAATTATGGCTTTTAACGAATCATATAAACGATGGCACAAACCAGATATGTCTGAAAACGCTAAAACGAGACAAGGTTATTACAAAGTTCAGAATCCTCAAAAATATATGGGTGATCCTCATCTTGTAATATATCGTAGTTCTTGGGAATATGTGTTTTGCCGTTGGTGTGATTTTTCACCTTCTATTCTTAGATGGTCTTCAGAACCGATAAGAGTTCCTTATTACGATAGAATTTCAAAACTTGAAGAATGCAAAAGACAGGGATTGGACCCAAACAATCCAAAGAATTGGGTCGTAAAGTATTATAACACAGATTTTTGGGTTGAAATTGATCAAGGCGACGGAAAAACACAAAAAATGTTTGTTGAAATTAAAGCCTCCGGAAAACTTAAAAGGCCCATTCCTCCTCCAGAAAATGCACCATTAAAAGACGTAAGAAGATTTAATGTTCTCGCAAAAGAATATTTAATCAATGAAGCTAAATTTGCTGCGCTAAATGCATGGGCTGAAAGAAGTGGAGCAATATTTAGAGTGTTTACTGAAGAAACTTTGAGAAATGTTGCAGCCAGATTCTGGGAAGAAAGTATAAATATCGATAAGAAGAAATGATCTCTCCAGTAGAAGAACATGAACAATTAAAACGCATAGACAATATCGAAGATGTTGCTTATGAGCGTCTGTTTACAAATTATTTGCAATTGAAATTAAAAAACGAAAAGAAGTTGATTGACATTGAATCAACAAATCAAGAAGCAATAATTAAAAAACTCGGTGTTGCGTTTCCTGGGATGATTTATACATTCATAAATGCTAATAATAAATTACTTGGTCAATTAACTGGCCCGAGAGGAGGAAACTACGAATTTCATGATTATACTCCTATTCTTTTTTGTACATCTTACAATCCTATTCAAAAAATTATTAAAGGCTTAAATTTGAATATGTTGCCCAATGAAGAAAGATTAAAATTTCTTCAAGCGTATTGGGAATATTATAAATCGTTTTTTGATAGAATTGAAGAAAAAACTGAGTACCAAAAGGAAGCTCTTAATAAAAAATATATAGTTGCTGCAATCATTGGCCAAAATCCTGCGATATTTAAGAGATTTAACGATAAATACAATGCGTTATTTAACTTTGCCTATCGTTCGTATAAATTAGAAAACATTCGTGATTATCGAATGATAGAATATGAAGAATGGCGTTACATTCCTTTTTATAATGCAAAAGTTGCGTTTAAAAAATTAGGAATGGCAAAAATATATCAACTTTACAATTCTACTAAGAACAAAACTTAATACAACGAATAATATATAAAATAAATAAAAGAATTATAATATGGCCGGCTTCGGACTAAGAAATTTAGACAGAGGACCTCGTTCCTTCTTAGACAATATTCAAAGAAATATTCGTTATCTCAGCGTGCTTGGCATGAAATGGGACCAACGAGTTATTAAGCAATCAAAAGCAATTGGTATCAGCGAAATCCAAGAAGACTCAATGTATAGTCTTTATGGCCAACATCAAATGGGCGCAGCAATGGATATTGCACAAAAAGAATTCATTGCTTTCTTTGATAAAGAATATCCTACAAGACGAGATTTCCTTCGTAGATTCGCAATGAACGGAGAAATTGAACACGTTCTCGAGGTTATTGCGGATGAAACAATTATATTAGATGATGCTAATTATTTTGCATATCCTAATACGAGAAAACTCAAATCAGTTCTTAAAGCTGAAAAAGCAAAAGAAATTGTAGATGATTTAAATGAAGCATTTAAGAAAGTTTATTATGCTTTCGGTTTTAATCAGGGACACGATGGATGGCACTACGCCAAAAAATTCTTAATTGATGGGTTCCTTGCATTTGAAATTATTTATGATGGTGAAGGTGATGAACCTGCTCAAAATATCTTAGGATTCAAAGAACTTGATCCAGTTACTCTTGAGCCTGAATATCGTAGAGATGAAGATGGTAATGAATATCGAGTATGGATTCAATTTAGAGGTGATGCTGAAAGACAAAGAGAATTAGTTGATGGTAACGTAATTTACATATCATGGGCAAGAGGAAACTTCATTTCAAGATTGTCATACGTTGAAAGACTTGTAAGAGCATTCAATATGCTTAGAACAATGGAAAATTCACGTATTATCTGGAATGTTATCAACTCTCAGTATCGAATGAAAATTGTTGTTCCAATTGGAACACAATCAGAAGTTAAAGCAAGAACAAGACTTTCTGAGTTAAGAGGTATGTATAAAGAAGATGTTACAATCGATTATCATAGTGGTGAAGTAACAATCAATGGAACACCTAACTTTTCATTTGCAAAACAATACATTATTCCTTCGAAGGAAGGAACACAAACTGAAATAGATTCTTTCCAACCAGCAGGTTATGATCTTTCAGGAACTATGGCTCTTGATTATTTCTGGAAAAGATTTATCATTGAAACAAAAGTTCCAAAGGATAGATTCTCATCAACAGGAGAAGAACAAGGCGGAAGTAACTGGACAACCGGTGGAGAAGGAATAGCAAGAGAAGAAATTCGTTTTAGTTATTTCATAAATAGAATTCGTTCTATTCTTCAAGAAATATTGATGAAACCTACATGGATTCAGTTTTGTCTTAAGCACCCATTATTCATGAAGGATAAAGCATTAAAGGGAGCTATAGGTCTTGAATTCGTTGAAGAAAACTTATTTACTGAAGCAAAGAAAAGAGATATTGCCAGCAAAGGAGCTGAAATTATCAATACTTTAATGGGTATCAAACAAGCCGAAGTTAGTAACGAAGGTGAAATTACTTATGATGGAATGTATTTCGATCCTAAATTCTTAGTTGAAAAATATGGTGGGTTTACAGATGAAGATCTTAAACTTAACGAACGTTATAAGAAAGAAAGAAGAGAACAACTTACTCGTATTGCCGATGCTATCAAGAGAATTAACGCTGCTAAAGGTGGCGGTGAAGAAGGAGAAGGCGGAATGGGCGGTGGAGACCTTGGCGGATTTGGCGGGGGCGGAGACCTCGGCGGTGGTGATTTAGGTGGTGGCGATCTCGGTGGCGGAGGAGAAGATTTAGGTGGTGGAGCACCTCCTGAAGGTGGAGCAGAAGAAGCACCAGAAGTAGGTGGAGCAACTGAACTCGGAGTATAAATTTAATATCAAAAATAATGAATGAAGCGTTAGAATTATTACAACAACTATGGCCGATAGCCGTAATTCTGGTTGCATTAGTAGGTATGTTAATAGCAACTAGAGAGAAAAAAGAAAAGAAACAAAAATAATTTATCATTATGTTAAAGAAATTATGGGAAAAAGTAAAAACATGGGCTGTTAACAAATTATGGCCTTGGTTTAAAAGAGAATGGGTAACAATAGGTAGTATTGTTGTCTTAATTATATGTTATGGTGTACTTCCAGAAGAAAGTGGATTAGGAGCTTTAGTAGGCTTTTGGTTATTTGTATTGGGTGCAGTTGGTCTTTGGAGACTTTTCAGCAAACAAAGCCGTAAACTTTAACAAATTTTTAACAAAATATATAGTTAAAATAGGAATATTTTGATTATATTTGTTCTTTAAGATATTGAGACTCTCCGAAAGGATAGTCATATAGTAGGTATGTAAGACGCGGGTTCGAACCCCGCCACCTCCACTCCAGAGTTCCGATTTACTCAAGTCTTAAATCGGTGGTGGAATCCTGACTTAACCGTCAGCCCTGATCCTTTACCTTTGGTAAGGGACTTACAAAGGCCTTAGTGATTGAGCCCGCTAATCAATCACAAAATGGGGGTGACTTGGCTTTGATTGCATATTGAGGGCAATGATGAACGTCTCAACACGTCAAATAAACGACGAAAACATTTATGAAATGAAACTTGCTGCGTAAGACGTAGAAAGTTCAGGAAACTTGCCCTCTGCCAAAAAGAGGGCTTTTTAATTTTATGAATATAGAAAAGAAATATCATTTCGTTTATATAGTAACTAATTTAATTACTACTAAACAATACATAGGTGATCATTCTACTAATAAATTAGAAGATGGTTATTTAGGAAGCGGAGTGTATTTACAACATGCAATTAAAGAATATGGAAAAGAAAATTTTAAACGTGAAATTTTAGAATCATTTACTACAAAAGAAGAAGCATTTAACGCACAAGAAAAATATATTGAACAATATAACACATTATCGCCAAATGGCTACAATATAAGCCCTAAAGGCGGGCACAGAGTAATAGGCTGTTTTTCTGAAGAAACAAAACAAAAACTAGGAAAAATTTGGAAAAATCGAAAACATAAACAAGAATCTAAATTAAAAATGGGGCGAAAGGGCAGAAGATTTTCTGTTGAATCAATATCCAAAATGAAAGAATCCGCGAAAAATAGAAAACCCCAATCTGAAGAAACCAGAAAAAAACGAAGTAATTCGATGAAGGGAAAAAATACTGGCAAAAAACAATCACAAGAAACAATTAAAAAAAGATTATTAAGTCGATACGGCCATATATAAATCTTAGGAAACCTGCCCAAGTGCCGGCTTTTTTTATCTTTTGTTCCTATTACTAAGAATATATAAATAAAATGTTATCTTTAAATGAGAGCGCGCTTAGTATTTGAGAAATTCGCAGAAAAATCCGATCCTATAAAAGATTTAGGAATCGGGTATAAAAAAAGAATACTTGAATCACATACATGGAAAATTCTTGAATTCATTAAATCTAAAGGAGAAGAAGGAGCAAGTTTAACTGAAATTCAACGTTATATTTGGGTTGACTTAGAGAAAAAAGATCCAGAAGAATTTGAGGAAAAACAATACTATAGAGGATATGATTATAAACGCGGAGAAACATATCCTACAATGATAAGAAAAACTCGTGGTCATTGGAATACAGCTTTATATGGAGGATATAATTATCAAGGTATTCTTCATAGATTCTGTAGAAAGAATCCTAAAACTAAAAAATGGGTATTTGAGAGATTCCCGAGACCAGATGAACGTCTATATTATAAATAGATCAAATGCACGAAGAACTTTAAATATATAAGATATATAAAATAAATACAACATTTATGAAAGCAGGTCAATTTAACATTTTTGAGTACTTAGAAAGACTTAACGAAGAAGCCGAAAGTGGAAATCTTGCCGGTAAAGACAAAGAAGGTATCATTATTCCTGATGAAAATAAAAAATCATACGATTGGTTGAAAAAGGAATATGACAGAGCTCAAACAGAAGTTAAAGTAGAAATAACCGGTCAAGGCGCTAGTTTTAAACCGGGCTATGATTTGCAGACAAAGTTAGATTCCGTAAAAGATTTTAAGCCTGGAATGTTTGGAGAAGTTAAAACCGCTGATACAAAGACTGAAAAGAAAGAAGGTGAAGAAAAAGAAAATCCAAGCCTTGACCCTAAAAAAGATAAACCATCATTTCAACCTGGAGAAGGTGAAAAAGAAAAAAAGGAACTTCCTAAAACTTCTGATAAAAAAGAAGATATAAAGAATAAAGAAGAGGAAAAACCTGAAGAAAAGGAAGAAAAGTCCGAAGAAAAGGAAGAACCTAAAGAAAAGGAAGAAAAACCCGAGGTTAAAAAAATTGACCTCAAAACCAAAAAGAAATGATAGACAATAATGTATTGGGTAATAGATTAAACGAACACAAACAAAAAAGAGATCAATTTCAATTACCTGATAATCCTTTATTTGCAGCATTTAGTACTTTATTCACATCGTTAATCCTTGTGTTTAAAGTTTTCGTATTCGGTTATAGCACGAAAATTTTGTTTCAAACCGGTTGGTCCTTTTGGGAAGTAATGTGTATAGGTGTTACGATTAATTTCTTGTTAACTTACATACATGATTTAATTCATAAAAAAGATATTCATTTATAAATTTAATACAAAACATATGAGTGGCGCTAAACTTATTGTGCTTGAAGGACTTGACGGATCGGGGAAGAGTACTCAAGTAGATCTTATAAAGAAATACTTAGAAAAACATAGTCTTAAATACGAATACATTCATTTTCCTATTTATGGAAATAATGAAGCTAGCGATGTTATTGCTGCGTATTTAAGAGGAGAATACGGAGACATTAACGAAGTAAACCCGATATTTGTTGCAAATATGTATGCAATGGATCGTTATTTATATTTGCCGACTTTACAAAAGCAGCTTATGAATAACGATGTTGTGTTAATGGATCGTTACGTTTTCTCAAATATGGCATATCAAGGTGCAAAATACACGACTGAAACTCAGGCTCAAATAATGAGAGATTGGATTGATGATTTTGAATTTGGATTTTTAGAATTGCCGTATCCTGATCTTGATATTTTCTTTGATGTTCCTATTGAATCTATCGCAAAAAGATTAAGTGAAAAACGAGAAGGAGATGATAGAGAATATTTAAAAGGAAAAGCAGATATTCATGAGAAAGATTTGGAATTCCAGGATAGAGTTCGTCAAAATTATCTTGCTATGAAAGATTATCAAGGATATCACATAATTGAAACAGAAATGCTATCTCCCGAAAAAGTCTTTGATAAATATAAAGATATACTTGATTTAACGTTATTTAACAAATTACAACATGTATAAGAAACCGTTCAAAGCAAAAACTGTTAAAGAGAAGTCGACTGAAAATATTAGTGATTATTCGGATTACAAAGTAATTCATAGATTTTCGAAAGATCATTCTCCAAATTCAGTAGTAATTGTTCAAGATAAAGGGGACGATTGGTTTTACTATGTAATTACGTATAGAACCAAAACTGGAATAATTACAGATTCAAGTATGATAATTGGTTCAGATTTAGAAACTTGGGTTCGTTCGGTTGAACGTATGGGTTACCAGCTTAAAAAATAACAACTATTTAACAATTTTAACAAACCATAACAGCAAAACTGTATTATATTTGTATATACCTCCGTAAAACTTTTTCGCAAGTTTTATATATAAAATAAGTAAAAAATAAATTTTTAAACTAAAATAAACATTAATATGGGAAACGAAACTCAAAAAGCTCCGCAAGCTCCTCAGGATCCAAAAGTAGTTGATCCAACACAGAAAGTTGAAACAAACGCATACGTACCAACTTACAAAATTAAGCCAGAATTTAAACAGGCCGTTTTAAAAGCAATCGGTGATAGACCGTTTAATGAAATTGCTGGACTCATAAATGCAATTGATGTTGATGTTATGGACCACCAAACCCTTACTCAGATTGTTAACGCACTTGGACAATTTCCTTACGTTAGAGTTGAAGGTGTATTGAAAAACGTTAATAATTTCGTTACACAAGTTCTTCAAGACTAATTAAGTTCTTTACAAAGTACATATCTTTACATCAACTAAACTAAATTTATTTATGACTAAGAAGGCAGTAAGTATTCAAAATATAGCATTAGATTTTTTACAGAACAAAAATAACAAAACATTTTCCGAATTAATAAACCGCCTAAGACCAGGGCTTCTTTCATTTGCTTATAAGTATGTGAAAGACTCTGACTTAGCAAAAGAAGTTGTTTCACAAACCTTTATAGTTATTTGGGAAAAGATTGACCAGTATAATCCAAAATTCAATTTTTCGACATGGGTTTATGCCATCGCAAAAAATGAATCGCTTGGAATTATAAGAAACAGAAATAAAAATTTGTCATTTGACAGATATATGCACAACCACTCACGTTTGCTCCAAATGTACAATCCCGTATTTAATATGAATACGGAAGTAATGGGACCAAGCGGTGAAGAATTAACACAGAAGTTATTTGACGCATCAGTATCAGCTATTGATGAATTAGATGAACCGTACAAAAGTGTAATGATTGAAAGAGAAATTAACCAAAAACAGCTAAATGATATAGCTATTGATTTGGGTATGAATCTTTCAACTGTAAAAACAAGACTTCGTAAAGCAAGAAAAGATGTTGCCGAAATCTTGTATAAAAAATATCCAGACGCAGTAGACGCATACTTTGGAAATGAAAACGAATTATAAAAAACGAACTAAATTGTTTGATTGGCTAAAACCAAGAAACTGGGGCATTATTAAAGTTTATAGAGACTTTGAAAATTTTGCCGATTGGAGAAGAGTAGTAAAAAGAGAGGAAACAGATCCCAAATCAAAATATAATCTGTGGAAACTTGAACGTACAAGACTTTATGATATTTACACAGTAGTTTCTTTGGAAGAAGAGGATGCAAATCTTCCGGAAGCAGTTCAACGTACAAAAGTACTTGAAATGCTCAATCCACTTCATAGATATTTAGATGAAGAACTTGGATTTGCTGAGTGTCTTAATGCTGAATTCAATCAATTTGAAGATGATGAAGGAAAACCAACTCTTTCTTATTTGATCGTTTATCGTTTCAATTTTAACAAATTTTCAATAAAATGGCTACTTAAATTCTTAATTGTTACAGGAGCATTAGTTTTTGTAATTCTTAAATTTAAGTTAATTCCACTCTTAATCACATGGGTTTCCAGTTTGATTTAAACAATGATTCATTTTGTTTATATAACAACTAATTTAATTAGTGGGAAGCAATATGTTGGAGATCACAGTACAAATAATTTAGAAAAAGATAATTATTTAGGTAGTGGCAAAACAACATTAAAATTTGCGATTAAAAAATATGGAAAAGAAAATTTTAAACGTGAAATTTTAGAATTTTTTCCAACTCGCAAAGAGGCATTTGATGCGCAAGAAAAATACATTATTAAATATAATACTTTAACTCCAAATGGTTACAATATAAGTCCAAAGGGCGGTTCTCAGTGTAATGGCGGTATTAGCGAAGAAACGAAAAAACGAATGAGTACCGCAAAATTAAATCAAAGTGTAGAAACAAAACAAAAAATATCAAAAAGTTTACAAAATCATCCAGTTTCAAACGAAACACGAGAAAAAATTAGAAAGGGCCACATAGGAAAAAAAGATTCTATACAAACTAAAGAAAAGAAACATTTATCAATGCTTGGAAAAAATACTAATCCTAAATCAGAAAAAACAAAACAAAAAATTAGTTTAAAACGAAAAGGAAAACCTTCTAATTTTTTAGGTAAAACACATAAAACAGAAACTATAGAAGCAATGAAAATATCAAGATTAGGAAAAAAACGAGGGCCTTATAATAAAAATGTTTGAGTTCAATAAAGAAAATATAAAGTGGCAAAAAGGAGCTTATGGACTGCCCGAAGCAGTCCTTAAGATTAAGGTTCCATCAGTCACAACTGTGATTGGTGAAATGATCCCAGATCCAGAGTGGGATGAATTCGTCGCAAAAGTAGGCAAAGAAAAAGCTGAACAAATAATGATCAAGGCCGGCAATAGAGGGTCGTCTATGCATACTTTTGTCGAAACCTTTATATCCACTTACTCTAAATCCAGAGATGTATCTGAGGCACTTAGAGTAACTCAGGAAGAAAGTCCTAAAATTCTTAGGCAAGAAAACATTCCAGATGATAAAATAGAAGAAGGGAGAAATCTCTTTTATAAGTTCTATTATTCTGAGTATTCCAATCGATACGCCGATTTGTTAGCAATGGAATTGGGGATTTATTCTCCCTCTTTATTTTATCGCGGAAAGTTAGATATTTTGTACACTGATCCTTTGTTTGGGTTATCTCTTACAGATTTAAAATCTTCAAATGGACGAATTAAATCAGGAAGTACAAAGGAACTTAAGTATTTTTATCAATTGGGCGGATACGCTAACGCGCTAGATGAAATGTACAAAGAAAAAGGCCTTGTTATTAACCGCGCTACTATTTTATGTGTAGATAAACAGACTGATATTTTACAAGAGGTTGAATTGTCAGGAGTAAAATTATCTGAATACAAAGAAAAATTTAAAACTCTTATGAAGGAGTTTCATATAAAGAATAATCAAGAATACTTAATAAAATAAAATTAGAACGATGGAAGATAAAAAAGAATCTAAACTTCGTGTTGTTAAAGACGAAGAAGTAAAAGAAGAGACTCCGGCTGGAAAACCTACTCCTGAAGAAGTAGCACAATACAAAACCGATTTTGACGCTGCAATGAAAGATTTTGCAGAATCAAGATTTGCTATCAGCGATCCGGGACAATTTTCCGCAAATGAAACAGGTTTGTTTTTACTCGACTATTTGAAAAAATACGCTCTATGGTCAAAAACTGGCTGGATGGGTCTTATAAAAATGAATGAAGAGCTTAATAAAGCGTTGGCTGGCGATAATGAAAAAACTGGATTGTGCTTAGATTATCAAGCTCTTGAATTTTGTGGTTATATGCTAATGAATCCGGGAAGTGTTGGATACGAATCCGCATTAGAATTTGAAAAAATAGCCGATAAATATTCCCAAATAATGGTCAGAGTTGGCCAAAAAGTTGAAGAGGCCAGAGCCAAATTAAAAGGCGTACAATATCTTCAAGAAAAATGGGCTGCCGGAGAACAAGGATTTTATCTTGCAGAACTTGAAGAAAAAGCTAAAAAAGAATCTGAATCAGAACTTGAAAAAGAAATAAAAGAAGAGGGAAAAATAATTGAAATGAAAGTAACTCCTAAAGAAGAAAGCACTCCCGAAGCATAAAATTTAATCTGTCTTCATATGTATTTCAGAGCTTAAGTGAAAACTTAAGCTCTTTTTTGTTATATAAATTATGATAGAAATATATAAACAAAAAAGATACATTATGGCCACTACACCTACACAATTTTTTGACAAAAACATGAAATGGATTGCGTTAGCTCTATTATTTTTACTAGCGTTAAAAAGCGTTCAAAGCTGCAATAGAAATATGCGCTTAAATATTTCTTCGGGCGAATACATATACGCCATTGATTCTTTAGAAAATAAATACGATTCATATTACGAATTAACTCAAGATAGCATTAAAAAGCTTAATTTTGAATTGAAACTTGCTAAAGAACATGCCAAATCCGCGGATGATAGAGCACAAGCTGTTCAAAGCGCAGTTGAAAAACTAAAATCAAATACAACGACAACTGTGGTTGTTAAAGGCGCTGAAGAAGTTAAAGATACCACTAAAAAATAATGGAAGAGCTAATACCGAAGGAGGGTGAGCATATAGCGTATGGGTGGGATGGAAAGGCTTTTATTGCGAAAAATACATCCGATGAAACGAAAATAAGTGTTCAGCATATACTCGATAATCAATCAGAAGATAAACAAGAAAATATGTTGGTTGATATTTTTGCTTATATGGATGACTTAATGTGGGAAGGAAAATTTGATGTTGTAGATAAATTTATTGAAGACTTCTGTAAAGAAGATATATGCTTTCAATACTGTTTATGTTTACTTACTTGCGCTAATTGGGCTAAAGATAAAATAAAAAATAAAGAAATGCTTGTCAAAAAGACAAAAACCCAAGGTATAAAAGAAATAGGCGAAAAAGATACTATAAGTTGTTTAAAGGGATTAATATAAAAATAAAATATGAAAAAATTAAATTTAAGTAAATTCAAAATTACAAATAAGGGTCTTTATTGGGGGCTTATAGTTACATTTGCCATTTTGTATTTATGTGTGGGGTTTGTTTCAACATTGCACTCTATAACATTCTTCGGGCTAGCAAATACATTAGGACTTGCAGTACTTCTTGGATTAACGTATGAAATAGGCCAGGCATCTGTGTTGTTTTCAATATTGATGACAAAAAACAAGGACAAATTTTTGCCTTGGGCATTAATGTTTTTGTTAACTGCATTGCAAATAACCGCAAACGTTTATGCATCATTTAAGTTTATGGCTACGTCCGGAAGTACAGATTGGCAGTATTGGCAAAAATCGATACTTATAGGTGTTCAGGCGACAAATGCCGAAATGTATCAAGTTATCATTTCTTGGATAGCGGGTGCATTACTTCCTATTGTTGCTCTTGGTATGACTGCGTTAGTTGCTCAAAACATTAAGTTAGTTGAAGAAGAGGAAGAAGCAAAAAAAGTAGGGAGCATTCCTGATGAAGAAGTAGAAGAAGTTATCAATAATGAAGTTGAAAAAAAACTTCAGGAATTTATGGGTAAAATGAAAACACCCGTAACTGATTTAGAAAAACCTTCGGAATACATTGATCTTGATGAATCTGGAATTGGCGGAGAACCAACACCTGAGGAAGAACAATTGATTAGCGATTTTATTCATACAAACAAAGAAGTAGAAAGAGATTTGTTAGATGAAGAAGCAGAAAGATTAACAGATTTAATTCCAGAAACGACTACACGTGAAGTTAATGTTCAACCATCTAAAATAGCTATTCCGGAAGAAAATATCCCAGAGATTAGTGACAAATTAGAAGTTACTATCTCTCCAGAAATAGAGAACGAGCTTGTAAAAGCTGTAATAAATGAAATAACTGAACCGCCAAAGAAAAAACCGGGGCGACCACGTAAAGATCAAACAAAGGTGGTCGTGCCAAAAAAAGAAAAGGAACTTCTACCAAACGAAAAAGAGGACGTAGAAGTTCCGCAAAACCAAAAACAAAACGTTAATCCTCTTTTATTGGAACCAGAAAAAATTGAACCCGCAAAAAGTATCGAAGAAGTCATCAAACCTTCAATAGGTGATGAGGTCATTGCGTTACTTGAGAAGAAAGAAAAAGATAAGATAAAGGATTCCATTACCGATCAGGATAAAGATGAAGAGATGAAACGCCAGGCTTCTCTGGTGCCTCCAGAAATACTTACTCCTTATTTAGAAGGTGGAGTCGAAGTTATAGACGCAAAAGCAGTACCCAAAACGGGAGTAAAAAAAAATCGAGATGGCGAGTAGATAAATTCGGTATTCCAATTAATCCCGGAGAACATCGAAATTTTGATAGAATTTAAAAAGAGGTTAGCTAACCTCTTTTTTTATGAAATAAAGATCATTTATTCGTTGAATAAATAAATAAAATAATTATGTAATTATGGCAGATCTTTTCAATAACATCTCAAATGACTATATTTATCCAGATTTACCGCCATGTC